CACGTTAGCTATGCTTACTTTTACAGTTGCGCCGCTCTGCACGATAGGCAGAACTTCAGTGCCTGCTAATGGTGTTGATGCGCCTGTAAGCGCGGAAATTTTCTTATCGGCCATAACTTACTCCTATGTAACGCGCACTTGGACAACGCTACCGTTGCGGTACAAATATCCTACAGGGACGCCGCCAGCCGCAGCAGCAGCGTCGTTGGCAAAATTTAACAGCGCAGGGATTTCTACTTTTCGGTCGTTTCTAAACGAGGCAATAGTTAAACCATCGCTGTCAAAAAATCTTGCTGCAAAATGAGTGCTTAACTGGTTTTCCCCTAAGATAGTTAACTTATTTTCGCTTTCTGGGTTTGAATTTATCCCAAAATTACCGTTAACATCTTTGGTGATTTGGTTTGCACTGTCAGTCCATACAGCAGCCGCTGTCCCTGCACGATACACACCATTGACTTTAGACTCTGTCGTCGCATCCGATGGTTCAATCTCATTGCCGTTAATATCTTTACAGTTATCAGCGCACGAAATTAAATTAGCGACTTGCACCGCGTTTGAATGAAAAACGCTTGGAAAAACCGTGTTGCCCGATGAAAAAACCGCGATTGTTGGGCCGTAATAGAAAGTCGCGCCTTGAGGGTTGTAGATATAATTGCCTGTAGCGGTGACACTGCCGTTTGTAAGCGATCCACCAAAAAAATTAAATTCAGGCGAGAAATTTGCTTCAAGATGGCAGCCGACAAGGTTAAAACCGTTCATACCTGTTGCAACGACAATGCTTGTCCCCATCGCCTCAATTAAACAGTCTATAAATCGCAAGCCAGACGCACCGCGAACAGCGTCAATGCACCTGACAATCGTGCCGCCGCGCTCAATAATACAATGGTTAAACGACACATCGTATAAGCCAAAACAATTTATAAAATTCGTCCGGTTGCTTTGGATATTGCAGCTTATAAAATAGTATGTCTGGATATAAATTGTGGAGACAACGCAACGGATAAGATAGAAATAGCAGTTAATAAATTTGATGCGTAAAAACGCAGCAGACATCACAAAACTTTCGTTACCGATTAACGAAGTGCTAAACTCTACATTTTCAAAAGTGATAAACTCAGATACCGGAGCGGTCGTATACGGCAACGTGCTATCAAACATAGTCACTGCGCCGGTCGTGTAAAATCCTTGACCGGGGCCATTTCCGATTATTCTAAATTCAGTTTTTGTTGTATTAACCAGCCTATTTATAATCAACGAACTGGTGATTAAATGCTTCCCGCTCAAATATAAAATAGGCGGTGAACTGATGCCGTTGAGGGAAATTGAAAGGCAGTAGTCTATTGCGTCCTGAATAGCCGCTGTGTCATCCGTAACGCCGTCACCGACAGCCCCAAAGTCCGCAACTGAGATATATTGCGCCAGCTTGTCCTCGACGTTGGTAGATACAGCGCCGGTGAACGGCGGGTCATAGGCCACAATGTCGGCGTTGACCGCGCCTGTGGTTGTCTGCACTGCTGTCGTAAACTTGACTTCGCCGCCGACGTGTACGCCAGACGTAAACGTGACAGTGTTGCTGTCTGTTTCCAGATAGCTGTCACCGACATACTGGTTCACGCCGTCGATGTAGACGGTCAGCGAGTTCGTGCCGGGCGTGTAGTTGATCGTCGAAAGGTTAAACACAGTCTGGCCGGCGGTAGCCGTAATGACTTCTTCCTGCACCGTGTAGTTGACAAAGTTCGAGTTGACGCCAGTGATGTTGTCGTAAGTGCCAAGCAGGATACCTGTGGCTGTCTCGATGACAAACTTATAGACCAGACCGTCAGTCAGCCAAATCTCACCGCCCGGTACGCGTCCTGCGCTATCCAATATGATAGGGTTTGCGTGCGGCGTAACGCCAGACGCGCTGGTGTATGTCGCCTGCGGCGTGGTTGTGCCGGCTGCATAGGTATAAATCTTGCCGCCCGACAGGATAACGCCGTTATTGTCGAAGAACTGCGCTGCAAAACCGCCAATGGGTGAAGGGGTTACTGACATGTAAATATTACTCCAGCAGCAACAACCCGCCGTCCTCTTGGACGAGGTTGTCACCATTTTCGGTTAGCAGATTGCCTTGCACGGTCGCGTCTGCATAGCCCGACAGGAAGCTGATGATGCTTCCGAGGCCTAAAGCTATGCCGTTACGGAGCGCGCCGCCGAAACCCATAGATTAGTTCCGGTTGATCGGTTTGCAGTATACCGTACCACCTGTGGACACCTGAATGGCGCTCACGCGCCAAGGTGCGCCTGTGGTGTTGGTCGGCAAAACAAACGGGATTGGCGTGAAAGGTGGGATTGGCGTGCTGGCAGTCGTAGCAACAGCGCCGACACCAACTTCGATGTAGCAAGCCTGATCCGACCAGACCACAACGCCCTGCGGGCCGGGCGCCCATGCGGTCGTATTGCCTGCGGTGCCGGTGTAGGCCACGCTGTACGAAGGATAATCAGCTTTGCTGCAAGGGTTTAAAAGTTCCATAGCGCGTCCTTATGCGAGAAATTTCAGTTTGTAGAGTGTCGAATAATACAGGCCAAAAATCTCGTCGATAATGTTTTGGATTGGGGTGCAATCCTTATCGACGACTTTATACCGCATTTCCATCAGTTCGTCTACTTGACCTTCAAGAAACTCGACAATGTTGTTGGTTTTCTTAGCCGACATGAGCGAAATAGGCCCGATTAGGCCGTATTTGCCCTGATAGGCTTCGGCAAATTTGTCCGCCAAGTCGATGATTTCGCTGTAAAACTTCCGCAACGCCTTATGCTTTGCGTAGCTGCGTGTGTTCAGATGCGTCGAGTGAGCCACATCACGCGCCAAAAACAGTGTTCCTACAAAATCAGCGCAACTCATTACATCATTCCTTCAGGCGATTGGCCGGGTTCTTCTGGCGGTGCCATAGCTTCTTCCATACCCATTTCTGGCATTTGCTGCATCTCAGGCATTTCTTCCATGCCCATCTCAGGCATTGGCTGCTGGGGCTGCATCATCTCTTCGTCCATCTGAGGCTGCTCACGCATCTCAGGTGCGCCGCCGATCAGGTCGCCTGTGTCCATCGCGGCGGCGATTGTACCCATGACGATGTCTTGGATTTGCTCAGGCGACATGCTGTTCTGGACCGCAGAAATACGCTTCGTTTCGGCGTCGTAGGCGTCTACCTGTGCCTTGTATTCCTTGATGTCCACTTCGCGCTGTGCGACGCTGTCCTGAACGTTCTGGATGATGTCTGTCATCCGGTTCAGTTCTTGCGTCATGGCTTCCATCTGCTGCTGTGCGGCCATCATCTCAGGCGACTGATCGCCTTCCGACAATACCTTCGGATCAAGGATTTTCTTGAACCGCTCCGCCATTTCTTGCGCGCCGGGCCAATCCATATTCTTGATGAACAGATCGCCTGCAACAGACCAAAGTGCTGGGTTGGATTGCAAAATCTGGCTCATGGCGTCGAGGGCTTCTTGGCGCTTCGTCATGTAGCCGGGGCCAGTTGTGACCATAACGTCGTAAGTACCGACGCCGGGGTTGTAGACCTTTTCGATCAACGCACCCATTTCGTCGCGGATTTCCTTGACAGGCTCTTTCTGCGTCGGGTTAAACTTGACCATGTCAACGTCACCGTCAACGCCGATGATGCGTGCAATGCGCTGCGTGTCGTAAATCTTCGGTATCAGGTCTACGATCTGGCGTGTGATGTGACGGATGGCACGCGCAAGGTTGTCTACGTAGTGGTACGTGCCGACATCGCCCTGCTTTTCGCGCGCTACGATGGCCTTAGCCGACCGTTCGTTGCCCTGTTGGCCCAGCGAGGCGTCATACTGGCCTGTGGTGGCCTTAATGTCCTCACCAGCGCCCATTTTAGCCTGTATCAGACCTGTTTGGGGTAACGGTGGTGCTGCACGCTGTGGAAGCGGCAAAACGGCTCCAGCGCCGTCTGTAACGTCTGGATTGACTTCCAGATACGGCCAGTTGGTCGTATTGGCAGTCTTCCACTGCATTTCGTAGCCTTCGAACTGGCCGCCGTAACCGATAAACGGTGCTTTCGGTGCCAGCGCCAGCATTTCTGCCTCTTGGCTGGTCCAGTAGTTGTACATACGCTGCGCGTCCTTGGCGTTACGCACAAGGCCAGAGATGTACAGCTTTCCTTCGACTTCCCATTCGTTACCGACAACGCGCACGACAGGTATCCACTTGCCGGGCCATTCGCGTTCGTCGAGGATGTCAAACCCGTTGGTCTTCATCCACATGACTTTCTGGCGGTCTACTTCGCGTGAGCGAATAGGCTTACCAAACATGGCTTGCAGGTTGGCGTCTTGCGGTGTGCCTTTGAAAGCTGTCTGATTGTCCGGGTACAGGTTCAGCGTAGCTTTTTCATACGACTTGTAGAAGTATTCCGCGATGCGGATGGTGTCTTCAGCCAGCCACTGCGCCATGCTCTCGTTGCCAACGCCCTGCGACATGAGGGTTGAGACAGGTGATGCGTCTGGAAACATACGCTCATAGTCGGAAATCAGGATGTCTTCGGTAACAAAGCACCATTCAGCGTCTGCGCCGCATGGGTCTTGGATCGTGGGGTCCATATAGACGCTGAACGCGTTGCGGACACGCGCAATGCGGATGTCTTGGTCGAAACTCTCTTCGTTGCAATACTCAGTCAACAGGCAGATATAGCCTTCGCCGTAGGTGACTTGGTTGTCGCAAGCGGTGTCATAAGCTACGTCGGCGTCTGACATATATTCGATGTGGCGCACCACACCGTTGAAAATCTCTGCGACCTGCACGTCAGCGTTGTCGTCGGCTGGAATTACCTTACCGCTAGGGCGGTTCTGACGCTGTTCGTTGGTGACTTGACGGACGTGCTGCGGCAATTTGTTAATTGTCAAGCATGGACGTGCGTTAATTGTCTGCCCTTGGACACTTCCGCGAGTCGCCAACACGTCAGCAGGCCATTGCCACTGGTTGTCAGGGCTGCCGGCCATGAACCGCAGGTCGTCCAGTTCATCTTCGCGGCTGTCAGAGTACGCAGCCTGCGCCATTTGCAGGCGCGACCGCATGGTTGCCATCTTGTCATGGTCGTCGCCGGTCGTTTTCGGCGGGTTAGAGCCTACGTTGGCGACTTTGCCTGCTGTGTTGATGCCTGTAGGGTCGGCCATGTGCTATTTCTTGCCCTTCTTGGCGGCTTCCCGCTTGACGCTGTAGGCAATAGCTACAGCTTGCTTGACAGGCTTGCCAGCATTTACTTCCGCCTTGATGTTCTTACGAAACGCGGCTTTACCTGTCGATTTGACCAACGGCATTTTAGCGTTTCTTGCCCGTTGGCGTTGGCTTGAACGTCACGGTTGTGCGAATGACTTGTGGCGCTTTTGGCATTGGCTTGGGCTTTGGAGCAGCCTTTGGAGCCATCATTTTAGATGCGGCTGCTGGGCGACCGCCGCTAGGATTTGTCGTGCCTTCGCGCATGTCAGGCTTAGGCTTCACATACTTGGCAGCAGCAGCGGCGTTTCTTTGCGCGCCTATTTCACCAGCCATATCGCCTGCTTTGTAGAGAGCTTTGCTTTTAGCGCCGTAAATATCTTTTTTACCTGATGGCATTTACTTACCTTTCTTAGCGGTTTTGGCGCTCTCTTTGAACGCTTTGGCTGTTGGTGCGCCTTTAGCGCCGGGTTTACGCATTTTTTCGCCTGATCCGGCAGCAATACGCGCCTTTTTGGCGTGAATGTTTGCGTACAGACCTTTTTTAGCGTCCGCCATGCTCAAGAACCCATCCATGATGTAGATATTCCCTGTGGAGAATAACTGCTCATGCGTCGCTTGTCAACGCGTGCTTCGCGGTGTGCGATAGGAAATGCAAACGTGACCGCGATGGCGTCCGCAGCGTCTGGTGAGGCCAGCCCGCGCGACTTCATGTCCTTCTTGCTTTCAAGGAATATGGTCCCCTTGCTGTCAGGCTTTATCTTCGGGCTTATCAGGTCCGTTTTCAGGAACCTATCGTTGGGTATGTGCGCCGTTTTCAGCCAATCGCGCATGGCGCCCCACATCTCAGCGCGTTTGTTGCCGTACATCATCTGCTTCATGGCTTTATTGCCGAAGTTCACGCCGCGTATCTTGTACCTTTGCTCTTTCAGCCGGTCTACGATCCCTGCGCCCAGCCCACCTTCGTCGATGACGACCAGCGCCGGCTTATATTCCTCTATCGCTTCAATAACATGGCCGACCACTTCCATCGTGTCAGCGCCTTTCAGCCGCTTGATGGCGATAAGATCGCGGCCCTGCCGCACAGCAATAACGGTGGCGTCAGCGCCAAAGCGCGCAGGGTCAACACCGATAGCGATGGGTGCCGTTTCGTCCTTATGCTTGGGCCGTGCCATTGCGTCGTCCACCAGATTGACGCCGATGAACTGATCATCGCCTTCTGACGGGAACTTTCCGAAGACTTCGACGTGCGCTTGGTAGCTGTCAGGCCCATATTCGTCGATGATGCGCTGGTACAGGTTTTTGTCTGTACCCTCGACTTCACGCGCGTCGATGTTGCGCGTCTGCCAAAACGCCCGCTTGCTGTGGAATGTCTCGTAAAAATAGCCAGTGTTCCGCCGCGGGTTGGAAAAGGCGACATGAAAGCGGTGCGGCGTATTCTCCGTGAAGAAACCATCGCTGACCGACCAGATTGAGTCTGGAATACCGCTGGCTTCGTCGAAGATCAGCAGCACACCATCGAAATTGTGAACCCCGGCATACGCGTCAGGGTTCTCTTCTGACCACAGCCGCCCTTCGACGGACCAGTAGCGCGTGCCTTTCTTAAGGTCGCGCTCGACCAGTTCCGTCAGCCACTTGGCTGGCATGATGCGTGTGGCGGCTATCTCGAACCAGTGACTGTTGAGCGACATCGCCAGCCACTTGGTAATTTCTGCCCATGTCACTGAGCGCAACTGCGCTTCGGAGTTTGCCGACACGATGGTAGTGCTGCCGATGCGGGTACTCAGCATCCATATCGTCAGCCATGACACTAAGGCTGACTTGCCGATCCCGCGGCCTGACGCAATCGCCAGCCGCATGGTGTCATAGTCTATCTTGCCGTTGTTCTGCTTGATGTGGTCGCGTAGCGTGCCCAGCACTTCGCGTTGCCATTTACGCGGTCCTTGGAAATGCTCCAGCGGCGTACCCTTTTCGCCCCACGGGAATGTCAGTAATACAAAAGCTAGTGGGTCATCCTTGATCGCTGGCGACCACAGCCTCGACATCAATTCCATTTCTTCCGATGCGCTGTAAATCGGCTGCTGCATTTGGTGTGTTATCCTCTAGCTGGGGTATCTCAAGATACGTCCCTTCGATGACGCGCTGCTGTGCCTTTTCGAGCGCGCCTGTAATGCTGATCTGCTGGTCGATGTTCACGTCGATCTGCTGCTTGGCTACCCAGCCGTGCTGGTGCTTAAGTATTTCCAGCGCAGCTTTGCTGTCGCCATCGCGCGCCGCTTCGTACATGGTCTTAGCCGCGGTGTATTCGCCGTCGCTGCGACCTTTGATCTCAGCCAT